CCAGCACTCCACAGATTTGCCGCGACATGATCACGCACGCCATGAAGCTGTTCATGACGGGAACACAGCAGGACGTGTGGGATTACATCGCGGAGTGCCGGACCAAGTTCGTAGGCGCGCCCTTTGAGGACATCGCATTCCCGCGCTCGGTCAACGGACTCAAGAAATACTCGCATGTGGACAAGAGCATTCCGATTCACGTTCGGGGAGCGAAAGCGTTCAACGATGCGCTAGTGTCTACGGAGTTGACCAAAGAGTATGAGCCCGTGCATGAGGGCGAGAAGATTCGCTTTGCGTATCTCCGGCAGCCCAATCCGTTCCGGACACATGTGATGTCCGCCCCCGAAGGATGTCCGCCGGAATGGAACATCGAGAAGTGGTTGGATTACGATACGATGTTTGAGAAAGCACTGGTAGAGCCGCTGGAGGCAATCCTATCGTGCGCGGGATGGAGCACCGTCAAGGTGGCATCCCTGTTTGACTAACATTATGCTTGCACTCTAACACGGGTTGTGTTATGATGCACTTGGAGGTAAGGAATGGCTAAGGACTTTTTCAAGACGTTTGTGGACGACCTCGGCGATCCCGATACAGCGATTGCCGCTGAGGGGAAATCCGCAGCGGAGTTCTCCGGCTACATTGACACGGGGAGCTACGTCCTGAACGCAGCACTGTCAGGGACGATCTTTGGTGGACTACCTAACAACAAAGCGGTAGTCTTCGGTGGCGACCCCGCGACAGGCAAGACGTTCTTCGCGCTCGGCGTTGTCAAGAAGTGGCTGGAAGAGAACAAGGACGGACGAGTATTCTACTTTGACACGGAATCGGCAGTCACCAATGACATGATGATTTCGCGAGGGATCGATCCCAAGCGTGTCGCCAAGTCGGAGCCCGATTCGTTGGAGTCATTCCGGAACACTGCCGTCAAGCTGTTGGACAAGTATGCGGAGCTTCCTGTATCGGATCGCTTCCCGTTGCTTATGGTGCTTGATTCGCTGTCCATGCTTCCATCCCGCAAAGAGATTGCGGATGTGGTGGACGACAAGGACACGAAGGACATGACGAAGCCCGGAGTCATCAAGGGCACATTCCGTCTCATCCGTCTCAAGCTCGCCAAGGTCCAGGTCCCTCTCATCATCACGAACCACGTCTATGCTCAGATCGGAGCATACATGCCCACCAAGACGATGGCAGGTGGCAGCGGCGCGCAGTATGCGTCGGACACTATCGTCATGCTTTCCAAGAAGCAAGAGAAGGTCGGGGACGAGATTGTTGGGATCGTCGTCCATGTTCACGTCAAGAAGTCACGTCTCTCTCGCGAGAACACCAAGGTTGACGTTCGCATCCTCTTCAACGGGGGTCTGGACCGATACTACGGACTGTTGGACTACGCGGTAGAAGCGGGACTCATCAAGAAAGTGTCAACACGTTATGAACTACCAGATGGGTCTAAGGTATTTGAAAAGCAGATTCTCGCCAAGCCGGAGACAGTGTTCACGCAGGAACTCCTAGAGAAGCTGGACGAATACATGAAGCCCAAGTTCACTTATACCGCGAGTGCGGTGACTGAGGCTTCCGATGACAGCGAAGAGTAAAGATACGATTCTGAATAGCGTGCTACCACGCATCATTCAACCCAATTCCACCGACACGCCTCACATGGGGCTGGAGATTACAGACGGACCATACAAGGGAGTGACTTACGGCTACGACAAGTTCGATGTCGTCGGGGACGCCAAGGACGGGTTGGTGCCCGTCAAGTATGAGACTGTCGTTTATTCTGCCCCCGAGGGGTTTGTCAAGGATGAGTCGTTTGATGCGTTCACCTCAGAGGTGCTAGTAGCTTGGCTAAGTCTAGTAGCAGAGTTGGGAGAACGCCCGAATGCAACCGCTTGAGCGGACAATACTCCGGCAACTCTTTGACAAAGTAGAGTTCGCGGAGCGTGTAGTTCCGTATCTGAAAGAGGACTACTTCTTCACTCCGGCAGCGACGACGATCTATAAGCTCTATAGCGCATTCTTCCAGAAGTTCCATGCGGCGCCACAGTTCGCGGCGATCAAGATTGGACTGGATTCCGTCAAGACACTGACGGAGCGTGAAGCGAAGGATGCGATGGAGGCGCTGGCGGAGATTGAGGCAGAGCAGTCTCTTGCGTCGGACCAGGACCAGTGGATACTTGAGCAGACCGAAGAGTTCTGCCAGGACCGTGCGATCCATGTGGGGTTGCAGGAGTGTATCCGGGTGCTGGACGATCCGAAACGAACCAAGCACACGATTCCAGACATCATGAAAGCCGCGCTCGCGGTGAGCTTCGATACGCATGTCGGGCATGACTTGGTTGGTGATGCGGAGCCGCGCTACGAGTTCTACCACAAGCAGGAGTCCAAGATCCCGTTTGACCTTGAAGTGTTCAACGCGATGACTCGCGGGGGAATCCCGAAGAAGACGCTGAACGTAGTCATGGCGGGAACGAACGTTGGTAAGTCGCTGTTTCTGGTGCACCAGGCAGCGACGTATCTCCGCATGGGGAAGAACGTTCTCTACATCACGCTGGAAATGGCGGAAGAGCGTATCGCGGAACGTATTGACGCGAACCTCATGAACATCCCGATTGACGACGTTCACAGTCTCCCGAAGACGGACTACATCCGAAAGATCAATGCGATCAAGACGATGACCACGGGACGCTTGATCATCAAAGAGTATCCCACGGGCCAAGCGCATACGGGGCACTTCCGTTCGCTCTTACAGGAACTCCGACTCAAGCAGAACTTCGTTCCGGATGCGATCATGGTGGACTACATCACCATCTGTGCGTCGTCGCGCATCAAGCTCGGCAGCACAGTCAACTCGTTCTCCCTCTACAAGTTTGTGGCAGAAGAACTACGCGGAATGGCGGTAGAATTCAACGTTCCCGTCTGGTCTGCCGCCCAGTTCAACCGCGAGGGATTCGCTTCCTCTTCTCCGGGTTTGGATCAGGTCGGGGAGTCATGGGGAATCCCGCAAACTGCTGATTTCATGTTTGCTCTCGTCTCTACTGAGGATTTGGCAAAGTTGGGTCAGTTGGGTGTAGTGGAGATGAAGAATAGATATGCTAAGAAGCGAACGTTTGGTCAACAGCTTATAGGGGTTGACACGGACCGGATGAAGCTCTATGATCTGACATCGGCACAAATGGCTCAGGCCGTCGCGATGCCGCCGAGCACTATGAATGCTCCGACATCCCCATCATTCTCTACGTTCAACAAGAGGAAACGGCGGCCCTTGCAGGCACTCCGCAAGCAAGGGGAATCACAAGACGACTGAGGGTAAGCGTCCATGCGGATCTCCAATCTCCACCGACGGATAACACGGGACATGGAGTTGATGATTGAAGACGTGGACAGTGTGCTTCCAGTGAAAATGCCGAAGCGTTACGAGACCCACATGATGAACTTGGGGGCTTTCGTCAAGCGGCTAAATACAGTTACAGAGCAGTTCAACGTTGTGAACGAGCTTTTGGATGATGTCACAATCCCCAAAGGCTCGTCCGCGGTGTCGGGACTGTGGTATCCGGAAGACTTGCTTCCTGAGAACGGGAGTGGAGCGGACATCCGCGTGATTTGGCATCCGCACCCGTCGTCCCATCGGGTCAAGATAACCCCGACGATCTGGGCACGACGGCGTTACTATTTCTGGCAGCGTGTCGCGCACGAACTGGTGCATCGCTATCAGGACTTGGACCGACCGGAAGACACGACCGCTCGCACGTTCAAAGTGCGGGTTGCTGACTCTGACATGGCGCTGGAACAGAAGAAATACTACAGCGACTATGACGAGCTTGAGGCATACGCGCATGACGCGGCGATGGAGATGTTGACGTGGTGGCCAGACCTGCCGTTGCCCCAGGCGATTGGACGTGCGAATCAAGTGGACACGGATGCTGTCGTATGGTCGACGTATCACAACTACTTGACAACGTTTGAAACTGGGCATCCAGCACGGACGCACTTTAGACGGAAGGTCAGACAATGGTACCAAGCGATGCGACAGACTCCGGAGTTCTATACGAAGCTGGCTCTCCAGAAGCTCGTCTAATCTCCTTTTCAGAATTCACGACTCCAGCGTTGCTGGCAGAGGCGAAGAATACGCATCTGACGCACCTGGAAGACGTGATCCTAGACGACGGTCCCTCTGGTGTTACATTTGCGTTGAACATTCTACGTGATTTCGGGCGCATTTTGAACGGTGGGACGGTCTCGCGGGCGCTGAATGTCTCAGTCAAATGGGACGGAGCGCCCGCTGTCATTTTCGGAACGGACCCAGACGACGGACAGTTCTTCGTCGCAACAAAGGGTGCGTTCAACAAAGTCCCGAAGCTCGCGAAGTCCCATGCGGACATTGACACGTTCTGGTCCGGGGGACTGGCAGAGACGATGCATCTGGCGTTCAATACGCTCCGTGCGGCTAAGCCAAAGGGAGTGCTCCAGGGTGACGCGCTCTATACGCGCAGGTCACTTGGAGTAGAGACGATTGACGGCGTGACGTATCTCGTCTTCCGCCCCAATACGATCACGTATGCCGTGGACCAGAACTCGGACCTCGGGAAGCGTATCGCGGCTTCGCAGTTCGGAATCGTCGTTCATACGATGTATACCGGACGGGGATCGCTCGCGAACTTCAGCGCGTCTCCAGTCTCTCCCGGCGCGTTCTCTACGCTCCGTCCTGGCTCAGACGTGGTCATTCTGGACGCGGCGTTTGACGACCTCTCAGGAACCGTCACGTTCACCGCGCAGGAGAAAGCGGACTTTGAGCTAGCGTTCTCCGAAGCGTCCGCCTGGTCCAAGTTGGACAAACGTGTGTTCGCGATGATCCTACAGGAGCCGCTACATGCGTATCTCCAGCAGTTCATCAACGCGCAAGTCCGGCAGAACAAGTCATACGGTCCGGAAGAGGCAGTGGAAGCGTTCATCGTCTGGCTCGCGGGACTAGAGGACAAGGAACTGGCAGCGAAGAAGTCGGAAGCAGGGAAAGCGTCCGTGCGCTCCAGATTTGGAGCCGTGCTGACGGACATCCGGGCAAACAAGCGAGGACTGGTGAACTGGTTCGCGCTCCATTCTGCCATCGCTCGCGCTAAGACTGTCATCGTTCGCAAGCTCGGACAAGCATCCAAGGTCGCATCCTTTGTCCAGACGCCGACGGGATATTCTGTCACGGGGCCCGAGGGATTCGTCGCAGTCGCGCACAGCGGCAAAGCAATCAAACTTGTGGACCGTCTAGAGTTCTCCCGCTTGAACTTCACCGTGCCGAAACAGTGGGCGTAACCCTAAATACGTGGAGCGGATATGGACAAAAGTATCGTAATCGGATTCGGACGGTTCAATCCGCCAACGACGGGGCACAGACTTCTGCTTGACGTGCTCAAGACAGAAGCGGCAAAACGGAAAGCTGACTTGCTGGTGTTTCCGTCACAGTCCCACGATGTGGTGACAGCGCGGACTCGGGTGCAACCCAAGAATCCGCTCCCGTTTGATGAGAAGCTGAGATTTCTGGAGACGTTGTTTCCGGACGTGGAGTTCAGCGGAGACACGCGAATCAAGACGCCTGTGGATGCGTTGATGGCGTGTTCGCGAGCGGGATACGATAGCGTATCCGTCGTTGTGGGAAGTGACAGGGTGAAAGACTTTGAGGTGTTCCGGAAATACATCAAGCCGAAAGGCAACCGGAACACGGACATCATCCTGAAGAATTTTGAAGTGGTTGCTGTCCCGGCGAACAGGGACCCCGATGCTGAAGGCGTGTCGGGGATGTCCGCATCCAAGATGCGAGCGTTCGCGGTAGACGACAACTTCAAAGGGTTTCGTGAGGGAGTGCCGACAAAGAATGAGCGTGTCGCAAAGCAACTTTTCAATACGGTGCGAAAGCATATGAAGCTCACAGAATCGACGCAACACGCATTCTTGCTCTACGGACCTCCTACAGCGAGTTTGGCGGAAGCCGTGCGGGACGTAACCACCATGCCGGAACTGACGCCACGGGACATCCTGCTCCGCACACAAGCGTTTCAGAGTGTGCTGAGTTCCAAACTCCCGTTTGCGGTTGATGTGGCTAACGAGTCGTATGTCACGATTCACCACGTCCACGGGATTTTGGAATCGTCAGAGATTGTCCCGACAGTCTACGTTTGCCCAAGTCGGGGACGGATTATCACCGAGGGTGGTATCCAGCACATGACGACATCGGGGTTGATTAAGCGCGGACTGGCTCGCGACACAGTAGAGGTCGCCAGCGCGGGACACATGATTCAGCACATGATTGATGTGATGGAGGCTGAGGTGCGGAAGACGAAGGTCGGGATGCAAGCCCCGACTGAGGTGGACCGTCTCAAGGCTGACCAGAAGCAGCAGGAGATTATGCTCAAACAGCGTCAGTCTCAGGAACTCCTACAGGCAAAGATGCGGGAGCTACAGAAGAAGACGCGGGACGACATGAACAAAATCAAGACCGGCGAAAAACCGACAGCATCGCCCGAGAAGTAGGGCAGGAGAGTAACACATGTCTAAGGGAAATTGGGGCGCAGACACCACAGATGAACGGAAACCGACTTGGCCGTGGGTTTCTGAATACATCGGATACGCAAACTGCTTTGCGACGGGCGGGGGATGGACTGTTCGGTGGCCGTGGGGCGACGAAGTGATCGTTGCTCTGAGCAACCTAACGACCAAGCTCGGCACCGCAACGGAGACGGAAGTTCTACTTGGAACGATTGGCGGCTCGTATGCTGTGCTCGCAAACGTTTCGGGAGAGGCTGTTTCGGTTATCGTTGCATTCAACGAGGCTGTTCACGTCACGGGCACACCGACGTTGGACCTCGTATCCACCGCTGGTGAAGCAAACATCACGCTGTCCTACAATGCCGCATCTAGCAATCTAGAGACGGGCAAGGTAGTGTTCAGCAACCAGAGCTTTACGCTTGGAACCGCGGGCTACGCGGGGAACACGCTTATCGCGGACGCGAACTCCACTGTGTCAAATTGGGATACCATCCACGACGCAGCATCAAGCGTAGCGGTGGCGAACGGTATTCCGTCCGGACTCCAGCTTGTCATTCCTGTCTACCAGGAAAAGCCGGTGCACGTTGCAACGCTCCGCGTGGGAACCGCAAAGGATACGACAAACCAGCAGATCGGATTCGCGTTGGATTTCAACGACGTGGTTCAGGTCACGGGCGTTCCGTATATCATCGCGATTGGTCCAAACACGGACATCGCCAACACGAAGCTGTCCTACAACGCAGCAGCATCTAACCTCGCGCTTGGGAACCTGGTGTTCCAGAGCGACCCAACGGACTTCAGCGCATTGACGGGGAACTGCCAGTTCACGTTGACCACCAACGGTGCGTCAACGAACTCGTCTGACGGATGGTCTGGAATCAAGGGACCGCTCCCGCTTGAGTCAGTAGTCGCGCACGGCGTCATCGTGGCGAACACGTTCACCGTGGTTCAGAACGAGCCATTCTTCAGCGCATTGCTTGACGGCGCAAACGTAACGAACAGCACCGCACAGGTGGTGACGTTCGGCGTCAAGTTTGACCGTGCGGTTGTAGTGACGGGAGCAATCCCAACAATCACCGCAATCGGAACGAGCGGATTGGCAAACCTCACGCTCACGTATGCATCCGGAAACGGAACCGCGAACATCGTGTTCAGCAGCGCCGCAACGGACATGTCCGCACTCGCAAACGGAACGTGGGTGGTCAACGCATCGTCTACGCTGACCAACTTCAGCGCAATCAGCAATACGGGCGTTGCATTCAGCGCAAACAGCATTGCTGGCAGCGCGGCGAACACTGTCGCACTCGTTTCAGCGTAATGGTGACTCGTCATGAGAAATCTTCTCTCTTTCTTGGGGGAGGCGTGGCCGCCTCCCTCTAAGAAATCCGGTCCGCCTCAGGGAGGTAACAAAGCTCCCTTCGGGAATCGCGTCGGCCCTCAGGATACTAAGCCGAAGGGTGAGGCGACTCCGTCGAAGGGACTGACGCCGGAGCATCCGGCGGGACCTCCCAAAAAGCCTCCATTCGGGCCGAAGTCATCCAAAGCTGGCGGTCCCAAACCGCCGTTCGGACAACCCGGACAGGACGAGGATGCCGGTCCGAATGGAGCCCCATTCGGTCAGGAACAAGGACCAATGGATGCTGAAGCAATCAAGGCGCAAGCTGAGATTGAACAGCAGAAGATGGAGTATGAGCAAGAGCTAGCCCGCCAGAAAGCCGAAAAGGAGGCGATGGAGCGCAAGGAAATCCAGAACATGCGCGCCCAAGCCGAAGACGACGTGATGGCGGCGTTTGACGACAAGTATAACCCGGATACGGACGTTGTAGAGTTCTATCCGGACATGCTCACCTTCACTCAGTATAACGACGAAACACGCGAAAAGCAAGTCAAGGAACGGGGTAAGGTTAGTGCGTCCCCGGCCGAGGGCGGTGCTGCACCTGGCGCACAGACATCCAGCGACATCGAGACGGGCAACAAGGGTGAGATTCCCAAGCTCCCCGATGCCGAAAAGTCCAAAGAGGACCTCAAGAAGAAGAAGATCACGGGGCAGATGTCAGACGATACCGAGTCTGGCGCGGAAGTCCCGCCGTCGGAACTTGAGGAACCAGAGGACGAGGACATCGAACCGGACAAGGAACCGGACACCGAAGAGGACGAGGACGAGCTAAGTCCCGAATCTGAGGAAGGTTCTGAGGATGAAGAACCGGACACCGACGAGGACGAGGACGCGGGGTTCCCCAAGAAGAAGCTGAGTGACTTCGCGGAAAAGAAACCAGTCACGTCGCCAGACGACAAGACAGCGGAAGAGGAAAAGGCGGTTGCTCAGGGGAACGGCGATCCGGGACTCCAGCGCCAGCGTGTGTTCAAGATCAAGCCTGCCGAGCACATCCACGGGAACGACTACGTGGGACAGGACGAGGTTGAGGGGGATCTGGAACAGCAGTTTGGTGACGAGGACGAAGAGGTCGGCGGCAAGAAACCCCCGTTCGGCAAGAAGTCTCAACCAAAGGCGACTCCGGAAGAGAGCCCTGAGGACAAGGACGAGGACGACAGCGAAGAGGAAAAGGGAGAGAAGCTGAAGAAGAACAAGGCGAAAGACCCTTCAATCAAACGCTTTAGTGAGTCCGGATGGCAGGGGCAGTAATGACCCCGAAAGTCTACTGCGACATGGACGGCGTGCTAGCGGATTTCAACGCGGGATGGAAAGAGTTCACCGGAGTGACCATCACGGGTTGGATGACGATTAGCGGGGACGAGTGGCGCTACTTGAAGAAGCAGTGGCCAACGTTCTGGATGGACCTGGAGTTCATCCCGCACGCGCAGGAGCTTTGGCGAGCGATATCACCCTACGATCCGGAGCTGCTTACCGCGGTTCCGGATTCGTGGCGTTCAGCGGGAACGGGAAAGTCAGTCTGGGCACGCGAGAACTTGACGGGGAATCCGAAAGTCCACGCGGTGATGCGGAGCGAGAAGAAGAACTATGCCAGAGAGAAGGATGGGACTCCCAACATCCTGATTGACGACATGGAAAAGAACATCAAGGAATGGGAGGCCGCAGGGGGCGTGGGCATCCAATACATACCCAGTGCGGGGATGGTCAACAAGGTTGTGCGGACGATTGAGTCGCATATGAAACGACATGGAGCATAAGATGAGCGAGAGAGCGTTCACGGCAGCGGAAATCAAGGCCGCGATTGAGAACTACAAGTTACAGTTGCAGAGCGTAGAGAAACAGCAAGAGGACTTGGAGAAACAGCGTCAGCTTTTGGAGCTACAGCAGAACATGCTCAACGGAGCGATTCTCGCGTTTGAGTCCTTGTTCACGCTCCCTGAAGCGCCTCCGGAGCCTCCAGCAGAACCACCAAACGAGACGTAACCATGGCAGATAAGAAAATCACAGCGTTAGGCGAGCGACTAGTCCCGATTGACGGGACGGATCTTCTTCTCCTGGTCGCCAACGTCGTCCCTGCAAGTCAGGCGACGAACTACAAGGTCCAGGTCAAGAACTTCCTGTCCAACTGCCAGATCCAACTGGCGGGTCAGGCAAACGGGTCCGCGCTCCGCGTGACCGCGAACGTCGTTGCGAACGTCAACACGTCGTTTGTTGTCGCCGCGGGAACGTTCCGTTTGGATACGGGAAACACTACAGCTATTGCGAGCAAGGCGTATGGCGTGATCGTGGACCATACGATTGTGGACGGGTCCTACTCACGCGGGGCTGCTCCAGTCGCATTCATCGGACTACAGGAAACGGTTGGCTCGAATACTACGGCGACCACGACGTACCTTCTCGATGCGGGGATTGAGGGAGCGAACGTGAGCGAAGGGAATTCTAGCACCGCCAATACGGGGACGATCCTGTCGGTAACAGCGGACAAGGCGGCCACACATACGTTGAAAATCCGTGTGAACGGAAGCACGTATTACTTGCTGGCGTCTAATACGGCACCAGTATAAGCCTATGGCCTTTGAGAATTTGACGCTGAAGAACAGTTTGTTGTTTGCGATGAAGTGCTATGACAATCCGCAATGTCTAGATGAGGAAGAATTCATCGAGGACTACAAGCGGTTGAAATACGTCAAGCGCCTTTGCCGACGATACGCGCAGACGGGACGAATCAGTGAGCGCCTGATGTTGAATCATCTGGTGCTCCTGAACAACGTGTTCGGAGCAGGGGCGACAGCGCGGATGCTGTTTCTCAAGTGTAACGACCCACGGATGTATCGCGTGTTGAAAACGTTCATGTCGTATATGGGAACGTTACCGGAAGTGGTGATGGGGATAGACGGAGAGGACATCTACACGGAACCGATTCCGGTGGATAAGAAGTTGCTAGATAAGCTCCAGGCACTCTAATGGCATACGATAAGCGATTCAAACGGTTTCAGGAGTTTGTAGAGGGAGCCGAGGACTGGAAAGAGTCTCGGTGCTCTCACTGCAAAGGACTACCTGGTGACCCGGGATCGTGTCGTTCGTGCGACGGGAAAGGTTGGTTCTGGCAGAACACTAAGACTGGTGAAAAGGACTTAGGTTACGGGAATCCTGTCAAGCATCAGAGAGTAGACGAGGACGGCGCGGTGGGAGTTCCCGCGAACGCATCCGGAAACGCAGGAGTCGCAGGACTTGGACAGCCTCCGGGGAGCAAGTTCGGGGAGCCGCCAGGACCGTCTCCGCTGGGTGGCTACACTAGCGGAAAGAAGCGGAAGCACTACAAAGAGGACGTTGCCGAGGGATTCGGTGATTGGCTCAAGGGCACGCAGATGAGCGAGCGGGACGCGAAAGCGGTACTCGCGAACGCCAAGGCTGCGTTGTCAGTGTATCCCGCGAAGGACGTGCCCAAGCTCAAGAGGCTCATTGCGGATGCGGAACGGGGATCGTCGGGGATTGTTCGACTCCGCCAGTTCCTACGGGACAATGGTATGGTCTACGAGTGGGACCAGGCTCCCAACCCCATTGAGGGTGGGGAGAAGCTGACGGAGCTTACGGACACCGAGACGGAGAAAGCTGCTGAAGCGGTGCACAACCGCTGGGTCAAGAATCAGAAAGCTGCCGGCGAGACAGAGCATAAGTCGCCAGACGGGAAAGAGGACTACATGGTCCCTTACGACAAACTGAGCGACAAGTCAAAAGAGATGGACCGCGAGGCTGTCCGCGCTACGCTCGATGCGCTAGACTTGGACGAAGAGACGTTCGCGGGACACAAGGTTTTTGAAGTGGACACGGACAAGTGGATGAAATCCCGCTTCGGGAAGAATCGCTATCATCGCTATAGTCGCTATGTCGGAGAGGATGAGGGTGGTGAAGAGATTCGTCAGTATGGGCGCGGGAACAAGAAGGCAGACATTATCCTGAAAGACCAGGCAACGGGAGCGATGACGTGGTTCCTTCGTCGCAAACGGCAGGTCGGGTAGTGCTGAGTGGATGGCGGTATGTGGGGAACAATCGTTGGAGGCATTCTAGGCTTTCTAGGCGCGTTGCTGCCGAAAGTCGTGGAGTTGTTCCAGACGTGGATCGACCACCGGAACGCTCACGCGACGACAGCACAGCAGATTGACGCTGCCCAAAAGGGAGTGACGGTTACTCCCGCTGGAAGAAAGATTGCTGTTGAGGGTGAGGGTGTTGTCGTTGCTCCGGGCATTCCCCCGGAGTTGGCGAATACGAGTGCGCTAGACGATTCTGAGGACACTCAGGCGCCTGTCGCTATCGTGCCAACTTGCACGTTCTTTGGGAAGCTCATCAACATGCTCGCGATGAGCGTGCGCCCCATTGTGACCTACGGGTTCTTCGCTGTGTTTATGGTGATCAAGCTCCAAGGCTTGTATCATGGGATGATTGAAGATCAAACACCGATGACGCAACTGCTCCCTGTGATATGGGACGAGGGAACGGAGAGCTTGTTCGCTGCCGTTCTAGCGTTTTGGTTCGGTTCCAGAGCGTTCGAAAAATCCAAAGCCCTAACAGGAAAGGCGTCATGACTGAACCGCGAACGGATCTAGATCGTCACGAAGATGATATCAAAGAGCTTCGCTCGTCTGTCGATCACTTGACGACAGAGTTGGCGAAGGTCAGCGGGAAGATTCCGGACGATCTTGCCAAGCGACTTATCACGATTGAGTTACAGCTTGGAACGCTCATCAAGGATACGGAGAGCGAGTTTGTCTCTAAGACAGATTTCGAGATTCTGAAAGTTGAGCACAACCAAATCAAGCGACTAGTATGGGGATTCATTGTCATGGTCCTCACCTCCGTCATTGGGGGATTGCTAGCACTGGTGGTGCACAATGCAACGATACTTGCGAGGTAGAAATGTCAAGGGCTAGTAAAGCACTCTATACGGTAGCATGGACGACGCTTGCATTGGCGATGACCGCGATTCTGACGTTAACGTTCTGGGCGGTGTATCCGTACCAGGGACTCCATGACGTAAAAGTGCCGCTTCCGATTGAGCGTCCGGTCGTGGAGACGGGCTCACTCCAGACTTACACGGTGGAGTATTGCGTAGACGAAAGACTGCCACTCCCCATCACAGTCTCGCGAGAGCTAGAGATGCAGACAGATGCGGGATCGATTTTCCCGATTGCTCCGCCTGTGACGTACCTGATTACGCAACGTTGCGAGACGCGGCACATGTCCTTTGGAATCGCGAGCTACATTCCGGCTGGGAAGTATCACTTGCACTACATCACGGGGTTACAAGTCAATCCGATTCGTGTCATCCGACAGTCGTTCGTAACTGAACCCTTTGAGGTAGTGGAGAAAGCGACAACGCAATGAACAGGATCGACCACTCTCGGTGGTTCATTGGAGCAGCATGGGCAGTCATCGCGTCTGCTATGGTGCTCATTTGCATGGTGACATTCTGGCTCGTTTACCCGTATCCAGGGCTTACGTCAGACGCCCAGCGGCCGGAAGTCCGGACACCAATTGTCGCGCAGGGTGAGGTGCTCCGATACGACGTGAGTTACTGTTATGAAGGATCGCTCCCTGTCTATATCTCCGTCTTCCGCGAGCTACGGAAAGTGGAGAACGACCAAGAGGTGATAATCTTCCCGATTTCCAGCAGCATTCGGTATCAGATTACCGAACGTTGCGAGACGCGGAACATCGCGTTTCCGATCCCTGTCGGACAGCCACCGGGAACGTATCGCATCTATTACGTTTCCGACTTGGAAGTCAATCCGTTCCGGACGATTCAACAGTCGTGGAAGTCGTCGGACTTTGAGATCGTCAAGTGGCGCGGGGAGCCGATTGGAGTGTTGCCGCCGACACATGTGCCAGTGAAATAGCTTGACTTTCTAGCGTCGTTTGGATAGAATAGGACATCATGAGCTTGTGGCTTGACGAGAAATATCTGCGCCTCCTTTCACCACAATTGGACCACTTCGTCCAAAAGCATCCCCACCTCTTCAACTTCCGATGCCCGTTGTGCGGAGACTCCGAGCAGAACTCCCGCAAGGCTCGCGGATACTGTTTCGACAAGTCTACCATCCTCATCTACAAATGCCATAACTGTGGTGTAGCGGTGCCGTTTTCCGCGTTGCTCAAGCGGACCAGCCGTCGGCTGTTTGACGAATACATGCTGGAGAAGCTGAAAGAGGAAGGCAAACGTCCCGTGTCCGATAAGACGGACGAGGAATCGTTTCTGGACGCGACCAGAGGGTCGTCTACGTTGATGGGGACGAGACCCACCAAGTATCTCTCACCCCTCTCAGACCCAAGCCTAACCCGTCCTGAGAGTCCTCTACATCCTGTGCTACTCTACGCACGGAAAAGAGCGATACCGACAGCACAACTTCACCGTCTTTGGGCAACAGTTCATGCATATACATACCTGCTACCGCTCGTCGGAGAAGACAAGGCGGCGAAGGTGCAGGACGGTGAACCGTATCTCGTCTTGCCGCTCACTCTGACTGCCGCGCAGATGGGATGGTATGGAGCGCAGTTCCGACTTCTCACACGTAAGGAATACATCACTTACAAGTGGACGGAATCGGAAACGCTCAAAGTGTTCGGACTGGACAAGTGGATTCCGGCGGAGACCACCTACATTGTAGAAGGTCCGCTGGATTCGCTGTTTGTGCCGAATGCGCTGGCAGCATGTAGCTCCGACTTGATGGGTGTTTGCCACATCATGGAAGAGCGGAAAGTTATGGACTCCCGCGATCCCCGCGTCTTCGTGTGGGACAACGAACCTCGGAACAAAGAAGTCACCCGGCTTATGCGACAGGCTATCTCATTGGGCGAACAGATCGTGATCTGGCCCAGAGAGTATCCCAAAGATATCAACGATATGGTGATGGCGTGCATTGATGTGAACGCCGCGATCCAGAAGCACACCTATCGGGGTCTCCGCGCAGAGCTAGAATACCAACGCTGGAAAATCTAACAAGGAATTCGCATGTCACCAAACATGTCGGCGGACATGTCCGCCTTCGCGCTCGACGTCATGAATCACAAGTATGCCCACACCAAGAAGGACGGGACGAAGGAGACGTGGAAAGAGATAGCACAGAGAGTTACCAAACATGTCATGCACGCCGTTGACGCGCCCAAGCCGCTCGTTGACAACATCCAGCGACGGATTGAGGCGCGACAGTTTCTTCCGGGGGGTCGTTACCTCTACGCATCGGGACGACCGTTCCACCAGACACAGAATTGCTTGCTCCTACGTGCGACCGACTCCCGCGAAGGCTGGTCAGAGTTGATGCACAATGCGAGCATGGCGCTCATGACGGGAGCCGGCATCGGAGTGGACTACAGCGACATCCGTGCCGAGGGCAAGCCTGTCCGCAAGACCGGGGGATTCGCAACGGGTCCGCTGGCACTCATGCAGATGGTCAACGAGGCAGGACGGGGAATCATGCAGGGAGGCTCGCGTCGTTCCGCGATTTGGGCGGGACTGAGTTGGCGGCATCCTGACGTTCACAAGTTCATTCAGGCCAAGAACTGGATCAAGGAAGTCCGCGACCTCAAAGAGAAGGACTTCAACTTCCCTGCCACGTTGGACGGTACCAATATCAGCGTCCAGTTAGACGACGAGTTTTTCAAAGCCTATCATGATGAGAAGCACAGTCAACACACGCTCGCGCACACGGTCTATTGGGCGGTTGTGGAGCGCATGTTGAAGACTGGCGAGCCGGGGTTCAGCATTGATACGGGAAAGAACGTCAAGGAAACACTCCGGAACGCTTGCACGGAGGTGTGCTCTGCTGACGACTCTGATATTTGTAATCTTGGTTCGATCAATCTGGCGCGCATTGAGACGCTGGACGAGTTCAAGGACGTTCTAGAGTGCGCGACGGCATTCCTACTCGCGGGGACTGTCTACAGCGACGTGCCCTATGCGAAAGTGGACATGATGCGGACGAAGAATCGGCGTCTGGGTCTCGGCATCATGGGTGTGCATGAATGGCTCTTGCTCCGCGGCAAGCCCTACGGACAGGACGACGAGCTTGGAGAGTATCTGAAGGTCTACGCGACCAGCACGGAGATTGCTCACAAGTATGCGGATGAGTGGGAGCTATCGCATCCCATCAAGACTCGCGCTATTGCTCCGACAGGAACCATTGGCATCGTGGCGGAAACGACGACGGGGATTGAACCCATCTTCTGTGCTGCTTACAAGCGCCGCTATCTCAAGGGGAGCACCTGGAACTGGCAGTATGTGTTGGACCCGACAGCGAAGCGTCTGGTGGAACACGGTGTGGACCCCGACAAGATTGAGGACGCATACGTATTGTCAGGGAGCTTTGAGGATGTAGAACGTCGTCTCGCGTTCCAAGCATGGGTGCAGGGATACGTGGACCACGGCATCTCGTCTACCATCAATCTCCCGTCGTGGGGTTCCCCAACGAACAACGCGGGTACGACGCAGGAGTTCGGTCATCGGCTCATCAAGTATCTTCCGAAGCTCCGGGGAATCACTACATATCCGGACGGCGCCCGCGGCGGGCAGCCAATCACGGCAGTTTCCTATCGGACTGCCTCCAAGCATGTCGGGGAGGTCTTCGTGGAGTCTACGGACGTATGCGACCTCACTCGCGGCGGAAGTTGTGGAGCGTAGTATGACCAAACGAGTCATTGAGTGTGCCGAATGCGGCAACGGATTCACCATCTATACGACGTGTAAAGAGGACATCGGTTACTGTCCGTTCTGTGGAGAACCTCTCTTGCTGGAAGCGCCAGAGTTGGATGAGGACGAGGACGACAGCCCGTTTGACGAGGATGAGGACTGGCCCGAGAGCGGGTGCTAAGTATCCGCATGGATACAGGACATTGGGATGTCTCGCTAGTCGGGGAGTTTGACCCGAGTAACTACGTTGGATTCGTCTATCGTATCACGCAGAAGTCTACGGGCAAAAGCTACATCGGGAAGAAGCAGTTCCGATTCAAGCGGAAGAAGACGAAGACCAACAAGAGTCGGACCAAAGACTCCGACTGGCGAGACTATACCAGTTCCAGTGAGTTGTTGAATGAACTGATTGATGAGTGCGGGAAGGATGACTTTGAGTTCGTCATCCTCAAGCTCTGCACGGGCAAGTGTATGCTCACCTACAGTGAGCTTGAAGAGCAGTTCGCGCACGATGTCCTGCGGGCTCGTCTCCCCAACGGCGAGCGCAAGTATTTCAACCAGACCGTAGGACACTTGAACTACGCCGGGCTGGAGAAGCAAACCGAGGAAGCTCGGCAACTTGCCATCCCCACATCCCAGCCGCGGCCTAAATAGAATACCCCCAAATGCCGCTCTTTCCTGTTGACAACGCAGGACGGACGTGTCATAATGGGGCATAGACGTAGACCCGGCGCTGCCAATAACAACGACCGGGTTTACTATTTCTAGGAGGCTACATGCGTTCAAGACTAGCGCGTGCTGCCTGGATTGTCATCGTCGCGAGCTTGCTATTCGCGAGTGCGGCTACAGCACAGGAACTTGAGGTGCTGCCGTCGCGTTCGTTTATACAAGCGGATCTCGCAATGATGCCAGTTCCGGCGACCACGCTATCGTTGCAACCACAAACGATGTCCGATAAAGGGATCGAAGTTCTCAAGTCCTTTGAATCCTTCCAGCCGCGTGCGTATCACGATCACGGGGGCGGATATTCCATTGGCTACGGGTTCCAGACATGGAAGGGTCGGCGTGTGACGCTCAAGTACCCGGGCCGCGTTACCGAAGCTCAAGCTGCTACAGAACTCAAGCGACAGCTTGCGCTTTACGAGGACATCGTTCGTTCTCTAGGATTGTTCCCGCAGGAGGCATTTGATGCATTCGTAAGCATCGCCTACAACGTGGGACGTGTCAACACGACCGTCTGTCGCAAGATTGAGAAGCAGCTTCCCATCACGATTCGGGACTTTCTCTCAACAGCGAAGGTGTTCAATCGGGTAGACTGGCGACTCCAGGGTCGCCGGACTCGCGAGTTCTTTATGATGCTGGGTGATTACGAGTCAGCGTTCTTGCCGATTGAGTCACCCAAAGAGGTTCGTTTGACCATTCTGATGCTGGAGAAGCGTCCGGTCATGCTGTTCTAGGAGATGCTATGGAGATTGTGAAGGCTCATGCCGTGCTGTTGACAGAGTTCGCGGACAACGAGGACCCGTTGCGGACGCTGGAATACTATGGGCGGGTCAGTTACAAGTCGGAAGACAAGATCACCGACGACAGTGCCCCGCGATTTGTCAAGATGTTGCTCCAGCACGGGCATGAGTCCGTGATTGAACATGTGAGCGCCACAGTCAAGTTCGTTGTGGACCGTGGCGTCTCGCATGAGATTGTGCGGCATCGGATCGCTTCCTTTACGCAGGAGAGCACACGATACTGTAACTACAAGAAGAAGGGAGTGGTGATGATCGAGCCCCCGCTCCCCGACGAGGACGCTAGAATCCTGTGGCGTAAAGCGGTAGGAGTCGCGGAAGCTATATACTTGGAAATGCTGGACCGAGGAATCTCACCACAGATCGCTCGTTCGGTCCTTCCTAACTGTCTCAAGACAGAACTCATCATGACCGCCAACCTCCGCGAGTGGCGGCACTTCTTCAAGCTACGAACGGCAAAGGCCGCGCATCCTCAGATGCGTGAGGTGACTATTCCGCTCTTGGAACAATTCCAGAGGGCGTTTCCCGTCGTTTTTGACGACATTACGGTGGAGTAACTGGAGTCACATGTCGCTAAATAGATGGACTCAGCACCAGCACGCTAGACACTGCCGCAAGGACGATGACGAGATGGACGAGTTCATCAAGTGGTTATGGTTGATGTTCCGCAAGCACAAGCGGGCGGCAGTTGGGTTCCGTTGGACAATCAAAACAGAGGGTGGAACGTTGACGTTCACCCCGAAGGAGAAACAAGAAATGGCATTGCTACTTACTGACACTCAGAAAGTCACTTTGAGCGTTCAGCCTGTGGATGCAAAGGGATTCCCTGCAAAGGTTGAGGGCGCGCCGGTGTGGTCCGTATCGGACGAGACTGTCGGAACGCTTCAGACCGCAGCGGACGGATTCAGCACGGTGTTCGTGGCTGGATTCCCTGGTGTCTGCCAGGTTGTCGTGTCCGCTGACGCG